TATTACCCGGCGGTCCCAGCCGCGCTCGCTCAGCCATCCCACCAGGGCCGCGGCGAGCACGAAGCCGGCCAGGTAACCACCCGTGGGGCCGAAGAATCTAGCGGGACCGTAGGCGCCGCTGGCGAAGACTGGGAAACCTGCCGCCCCAAGCGCCAGGTAGGACAGCATGCTCATGGCGCCGCGCCGGCTGCCCAGCAGCGCCCCAACCAGCAGGACACCAAAAGTCTGGCCCGTAATGGGCACGGGTTGGAGAGGAATCTCGACGCGCGAGCACAATGCCACTAAGAGTGCCCCGGTCAGGATAAGGATAATGTCCCGGCGCAGGCTCTCCGCCGGCCATACTGTATCTACCAATACCAAACGTTGATGCGTTGCTCTGTTCACCTTTTACCTCCCAAGCGATTGATTAAATTAATTCCGGAATGTTCTTTTTGTGCGGATGGATTTGCTCTTATCAGACAACGTCTTTTATTATATCTTAGATTATGGGAATCAATAAAGTTTTCTCCTTGACGAAATAGAACATTTGTGCTATAATAGAACATACCGGCGTGGATGCAATGAACACCACGCCGGTCTTTTGTTGCATCCCGCCGGAAACTTTCTCTAACAGGAGCTTTCCGCATGACGACCACTCAACTCACCAGTATTGCCGCAGTTATCTTATCTTTAGCCTTCTCCTACCTGCCCGGGTTAAGCGACTGGTACGCAGCCCAGACCAGCCAGGCCAAGCGCCTGACCATGCTGGGTTTGCTCGTACTGGTGGCAGCCGGGACGTTCTCGCTGGCCTGCGCCGGTTTCGGCCTGGGATTGGGCATCACGCTGGCCTGCGACCAGCAGGGCGCCTTCGGCCTGTTGCAGACGCTGATCATGGCGCTGGTGGCCAACCAGGCCACGTATTTAATAACACCAAAATCCCAGTAATATGCCAAACCACTTTGTTTAATAATTCCTATAGAATGTTTCGGAGTTCGTGAATGCCACCATTCCCTCGCAAGCGCGGCGGACAGCCCGGCAATACCAACGCCCTCAAGCACGGCTATTACTCGCCCCGTTTCCACAAGCTGGAGGCGGCCGACCTGGCTGCCCTGGCGGAGGAAGGGCCTGCCAGCGAGATCGCCCTGCTGCGTGTGCTCATCCGCCGCATGGTTGAACATATGGAAAATGAAGACCTGCCCACCAAAGATTTGATCGCCACCTTTAATGCCGTCACCTCTGCCTCCGTCTCGATCGGGACGTTGCTGCGCACCCAGGAGGTGCTGGGCTCATCCCAGGCGGATGAGATCGCCGCCGCCTTACAGGCTGCCCTGGCAGAAGTGACGCGCGAATTGGGATTGTAAGAAGCCCTCACCCCCACCGGGGAGTGAGAAATAAACTATGGACAGCTCACAGGCGCAATTGATCGGCGAACAGTTGAACCACCTGCGGGATAACATCAACGCCCGGCTGGATCACCTGGAAAACCTGATCCAGCACAAAGCGCAGCTCGACGCCGAGCAGAAGGCCGCCATGCGCGCCGAGCTGGCCGACCTGCGCGAGATCTGCCGCGACCACGAGACCCGCTTGCGGGATGTCGCCAGCGGCGTGACGCAGTTCCGTTTCATGATCGGCGGGGCGTCGCTGGCGTCAGTGGCCGCATTAGTAAAGGCGTTTTTGCCGTAGATGTATGCCAAACCTGAAGGACATCATCAAACCATGTCTGATCGATATCGCCCTGTTTTGCGAATATGCCTCCCGGCTGACCCTGCGCTCCTACCAGGTGGAGGTCGCCAGGGCGGTGCTCGACTCGGTCATCAAGCACAAGGGTCTGTCCATTGTGGTGATGTTCCCGCGCCAGTCTGGGAAGAACGAGCTCCAGGCACACATCGAGACTTTTCTTCTCACCCTCTTGCAGAATACCCAGGCCGAGGTTGTGCAGATTTCCCCCACCTGGAAGCCGCAGTCAATCAATGCCATGCACCGCTTACAGCGGGTATTGGAGCGCAATCTCCTGGTGGATTCCAGCTGGTCCAAGAATGCTGGTTACATTTATCAGATAGGGACCGCCCGGATTATCTTCCTGTCAGGGGACCCGGAGGCTAATATCGTGGGCGCAACCGCTTCAACTCTCCTCTCTATAGATGAAGCCCAGGACATCCAGATCGCTAAATACGATAAGGACATCGCCCCCATGGCAGCCAGTACAAACGCTACTCGCGTCTTTTGGGGCACAGCCTGGACCAATAAGACCCTGCTCGCCCGGGAACGCAGAAATGCCCTGGCAGCCGAACAAGCCGACGGTGTTCAACGTGTTTTTGTGTTAGATGCCGATCAGGTTGCTAAAGAAGTCCCCGCCTACGGCGCCTTTGTCGCCGGTCAGATCGCCAACATGGGCCGCAATCACCCCATGGTTAAGTCGCAGTTCTATTCAGAAGAGATTGACGCCGAGGGTACTTTCTTCTCAGCCGCCAGGATATCTTTGATCAAAGGGAACCATCCGCCCCAGGTGACGCCGGTAAATGGTCACGTCTATGCTTTCTGTATAGATGTCGCCGGCGAAGATGAGGCCACAGAAACAGATCTCCGCCATGACGCAACCACATTAACGATCGTTGATGTTGACTTGAGCCCGCTCCAGGATGAGCTTGTCAATAAGCCGGTTTATAGGGTAGTAGGTCGTCAAGAATGGCAGGGGGAAGACCACGTGGTCATCTACAATCAGATCAAGGCCCTGGTAGACCATTGGGATCCCAGGTATCTTGTGATCGACGCCACAGGCATTGGCGCTGGTCTGGCTTCCTTCCTGGATACTGCCTTTCCTCATAAGTTGATCCCGTTCATTTTCTCGTCAGCTTCGAAGTCCAAGCTCGGTTGGAATTTCTTAAGTGCAATAGAGACGGGACGCTTCAAAGATTTTTCTCCTAAAAGTGATGCACTTAGTAATCACCTGCAGGACAAGTTCTTCAAACAGTTAGAGTTCGTCGTTCAATCCGTTGCAGCCGGCCCTGGGCACCTGCTCAGCTGGTCCGTCCCCGATGGGTCCCGGAACCCCGAGACCGGTGACCTTGTTCATGATGATTTAGTGATTTCTGCTGCCTTGTGTACTGTGTTAGATGAACGCTCCTGGGGTAGAGCAGTTTCCGAAGTGATCGCTCCTGTAGATCCGTTGGAAATGTTACGTTGGTGAAAGTTATGTGTATTTGCCATAATTTGCACGTTGGTTTTTATATGCTTCAAGCTGATAGCTGTCCACTGAAAGCTGAAAGCTGTCCGCTGAAAGCTGTTAGCTCCCATGAAAGGCTAAAACATGTCCGCCTTCTCTGGTCTTAAATCATATCTTCTAAATTGGCTCCTTGGCCCAGATTTAAACAAGGGGCTTAAGCCCCTTGATCTTGCCTCTGTTACTGCCGTTGTAGATGATCAAGGCCCTTGGGCTTCAATGAGCGGTCGCCCCCATGATTATGACGCCGCCTATGTCCAAGAACAATACGCCGACGCTATATCAGCCTGGCGCAAGAACCCCATCGCCTGGCGTATAGTTAGTATTACGACCGATTACATCCTGGGTGACAAGCTCCATTTAACCTCTCCAAATCGCCGCCTGCAAAGGTTCATATCCGCCTTCTGGAACCACCCTAAAAACCGCATGGACAATCGCCTCGAGTCCATGTCAGACGAGCTCAGCCGGGCAGGTGACTTGTTCGTCCTGCTCTTCCGTAATCCCCAGGACGGTATGAGTTATATTCGCTTCGTTACTAAAGACGCAATTCAAAGGATTGAAACTTCTCCCACTGACTGGGAAATTGAGATCGCCTACTACGAAAAGCAGGTCATAGGTGATCCCGTCCGCTGGCCTTCGCCTCACGCTGACGATGCAGACTCAGCCCCGGCCATCATGTTGCATTACTCCGTCAATCGCCCGCTCGGCGCACTCCTTGGTGAAAGTGACCTTACCACCGTGTTACCCTGGCTGCTGCGCTATTCTCGTATGCTTGAAGACCGGGTCAGGCTGCATTGGGCCGTTCGTGCCTTTATGTGGATTGTGACCGTTCCCACCAATCGCATAAAAGAAAAGATGGCTCAATATCGCAATCCGCCCGAGGCCGGCAGCATTATCGTAAAGGACGACAGCGAGACGTGGGCAGCAGTTACTCCCAATCTGCAATCCTCAGACGCCCAGCATGACATGAAAGCCGTCCGCGGTATGATCGACGCCGGTTCCGGTTTCCCGCCCCATTGGCGCGGCGAGCCCCAGGACGCCAACCTTGCCACAGCAACAGCCATGCAAGCCCCCACCGAACGCCACCTGGCAAGACGTCAGAATTACTTCATCTTCATCCTGCAGGACATCATCTTCAATGCCTACACCCGCCAGGTGCAGGCTGGGTTGGCTGCTCCGCTTCCGCAAGGCGCATCAAGTGACTACGCTTCTTTATTCACCGTCCAATCTCCCGAAATTTCCAGGTCGGACAACGAATCTCTCTCCCGCTCAGCTGCAAACATGGCCGACGTTTATCAAATTTTAATCAAGCAGCTACCAAGTGCTTCACCCAGTCTTCACAGGTTGTTACTAAAGCTCGTGTTTAAGTTCAGCGGTGAGCCACAAGACGATGAAGTAATAGACGAGCTTATATCATCATCACTAGGAGTAGGTCTAAATGAACAATGATGCACATGACAAACTTGTTCTAACAAACACTGGCAACCTTAAGCTTTCCAGTACGTCCGATCAAACAGCAAGGGGCTTAAGCCCCTTGTTAAGCCCCTTGTTTACCGCCCGCTATGTCCGCGCCGGCCCCGTTCGGGCTGCCGGTAATCAAGTTTCAAATATGACCATATCGTCAGCTGCGCTTAGTGACGCAACCTTTAAAGGTTTGTTCGATAACAAGGCAGTGTTTATTGATCATCCTGGCTTTTTTCAAAATCCCTCCATTCGTAATCTGATAGCAGCCACCTGTCGCTCTTACTACGACGCAGTAGATCAGACCGTTAATGGTGATCTTGTCTTCTACAACACACCAGACGCTAAGGTGATTTCGGATTTCCTTTTTGAATTGCTCTCCCAGGATAAGCCACCTGATATAGGTTTATCTCTCGTATTTTGGGCTGACCGTAAGATTGAGCCTGATGGCGCCATAACCATCATGAATATTACGCATGTCGAAAGCATTGATTTGGTGTTCGAGCCCGCCGCCGATGGGCGTATTCTTCAAGCTCTATCTTCACTTAATCAATCCCCGGCTATTCCGCCTGGGGATATTTCCTCTTCTTCATCTTCCCCCTTTAGGGGGGAGTTGAAGGGGGGTCCACAAGGAGTATGCAAAATGTCTATTCAAGACAATCTCTCAGAAATAAACAAAGCTTCGCAAGAAGCACATTCGCTAAAAGATTCGCAAGAATCTTCGGAGGCTGAAACTGCCTCCCAGGCGGCGGATTCCACCGGCCCCAATAACGTCTCCGACGCGCCCGCAGACCCGCAAGCATGGGCCGCCGCTGCCGCTAATACCGTTGCTCAAGTCATGATCTCTAGCTCCGATCTCCCCCAGGCTTCGAAAGAACGCCTCTCAAAGGTCAAGTTTTCTTCTCCCGCCCAGGTCACCGCAGCCATTGACTCCGAGCGTTCCTACCTCGCCTCTCTCGCAGAAGATAATGTCATCCAAATGTCCGGCCAGGCGCCTCGCGGCGGCGATATCCAGTTCGGCCGGTCAGGTTATGAGCAGCTCACTGCCGCCTTTGACGCCATGTTAGACGGTGTCCGTCCCCCCGACGGCATCCGCCCACTCTCCGGCATCCGTGAGCTTTATAATCTTCTCTCCGGTGACTACGATCTGACCGGTGTGTTCCACCCCGATCGTGTTTCTTTCGCCAACGTTACTTGCGCCACCATGGCCGGCCTGGTTGCCAACGCTTTGAACAAGCGCGTGGTCAATGAGTTCATGCAATACCCCCGCTGGTGGGAGCCCTTCACCATGCCCGAAGATTTCAATACTCTGCAAGAAGTGAAGTGGATCACTCTGGCCGGCATCGGTGAGCTGCCTACAGTCGCAGAGGGTGCAGCTTATACCGAATTGGCCTGGGACGACAAGACCGAGACCGCTGACTTCGTAAAAAAAGGCGGTTATCTCGGCATCACTCTCGAGGCCATTGACAAAGACGACACCGGTCGCCTGCGAGCCGCTCCTCGGGCTCTGGCTCAGGGTGCTTATTTGACCCTGGCGAAATCCGTTTCCGCTGTGTTCACCGCTCAATCCGGTACCGGTCCAAATATGGCAGACAGCTATGCCCTCTTCGAAGATACCCATCATCATAATTTGGGTAGTTCTGCTCTTTCTGCTACTTCTTGGGCTGCCACCCGCGCCGCAATGCGTACTCAGCTTGAGTTGGATGGTGGCGGCGGTAGTCCTGCTTATCTCGGTGCGTTGACCGCCCCACGTTTCCTTCTGGTCCCCAACGAGCTTGAAAATACCGCCCTCCAGATCCTTGGCGCCACCTCATCAGGTTCCGCTAACTACCTGGACAATGTTTGGGCCGAGGGTGACACCATGACCGAGCGTTTACGCTCCGCTCGCGCCAGGGTGATCGTGGTTGACATGTGGACCGACGCCGATGATTGGGCTGCGGTAGCCGACCCGCTCTTGTATCCCACCATCGGCATAGGATACCGCTATGGACGGGTGCCTGAGATTTTCTCTGTCTCCGCCCCCAATCAAGGGCTCATGTTTACCAATGACGTCATGCCAGTCAAGGTGCGCTTCTTCTTCGCTGTTGGTCCGATGGAATTTTGA